CCGAATTTTGAGCGGCAAGGGTATCATGTAGATAATCCATACCGGTCTTGAGTAGTTCGGGCATGATAGCTCCCCGGCAGGACTAACCTGTCCAGAGGAGGAGCTATCAACCCCTGGACAGGCGCCCGCCGTTATTCTTATCCACCGTCATCTTCAGACTGATTCGAGCGGACGACATCACAGGTCAGAGTTCCGGATACACCGGCTGCGGCCAGTGTTCCGAGATATTTCGTTCCCGATGCTTCGGTTGTTACGACATTGTTCGTATCGTCCCAATAGCAATCGACACCGATGGCAATAGCCCCGGTCGCTTTAGTCATACGGTAAAGACCACCGAAATGAATGGCCCCAGTATCACCGGACGCAATCGGAAGTTTTGCGATCCCGACCTGATCGGCAGTTACGACCACCTCGCCTTCGGCGACATCACCTACGGCAGTATGATCGATTGCATTTCCTCCACCTGATAGAAAAATCGCTTCAGGCATTTGTATCTCCTTTGTAGAGTTAAGAAATTTGGGTTGATGCCCCGCCCGAGCCCGAAGGCTCAGGCGGGTTCGTTGTTACTTATGCACCGTCAGACTTGACGCATGCACGGTATTCTTGCTTCGCAACACCGAAGTCGAAATAGCCTCGCATCTGGATACCGAGCGTATTGAATTCGGCTTCTGCATTGTCAACGATTGGCGTCTGATTCCCGTTCAGGAATACAGTCTCAATCACGGCCAGCACGCTTGGCGCTGCCTGCAGGAACCATTCGGTGGTATCGGTGATGTATGTGCTAACGACAGGCGTGTAACGACCAGTCCAGACATTGACATCCGGGCCATCGGTATCGCCCTTGACCTTTACGGAACGCAGCAATTCGAGCAGCGTTACCTCGAGGTCTGGCGGCACAACGATAATGCTCGGATCGATCCCAAGCGGTTCACTGTCCGGATCCGTCTGGCGTCTGAACGCCAACTGTGCAGCGGTAAGGCCAGCAGAAGCCAACGCAGAGCCTCCGCCGGTTTCCAGGTTGCCTCGTGCAGCGGTGTAGAATGTCGCTGCGTCGGCAAGGTAGTTATCCGTCCAGAAGACCTTGTTCAGTTTGGTGGCACCACCACGCCCGATCTTCGAAGGGATGTCTGACAGCATTCCGAGGTCGTCGTTGATGATGTCCCGACGAGTGATCGAATACATCCGGGCGTAAGTATCCGCCTGGTTGTTGTAGGTCGTCTCTGCCGTTGTGCCGTGTTTAATTTCGGCATCAGCGCCGAGCAGTTCGAAATCGAAATCACCGGTGAGGGCATAGGAAGAAATCTGTTTGAAGTCGGTCACATTCTTGATGGCTGTGACTTCCCTCCATCCAGACTCAACATTGTTGAACCCCTGGGCGATGAACTTGTTGGCGAGATTACTTAGGATCCCGGGCAGCGAAAGGTTTGAGAATGCGGCCTGCATAATGGAACCCATCTGGCCATTCCTCCATGAACCGCCCTGATACCCCCTGGATCTGGCAGCCTCGAGAATGACCTGTTTGAGCCCAATTTCGCCCGCATACTTTTTATCTGCGGCGGTCAGAACCTTTTCATCGAACTTCTTCTCGTAGCCCTGAAGAGAAGTGGACTTGCACAAGGCGGCCTCAACGACTTCAGATTCAAACTCGGTAGACATGCCCTGAAGGATGGATGGCGAGCCAGGAAGACCGGCACGGAGCGCCTTCAACTCTTCCTCCATCATCCGCTCTTTAGACCAATGCTCAGCAATGGCCTGCGCCTTCAACGATTCGTGACCTTCAGAAAAGATTTCGGCAGCGTTAGCCACGATCATCTTCTGTGCTTCCAGTTGAGCTTTGAGCACCTTTTCAGACGCCTTCTCGGCGGCAGCCGTAACTGCTGACTGGAAGTCAATAACGTTATGACCACGTTCGCCCTCTTCGCCCTTAGCGCCTTCATCGTCCTTCGGCGGGCTTGCCGCCTTGAACTCTGCAGGAGGCGCTTCAGCGGCATCGTAGGACGCCTGAAGGGTCTTCAGTTGTTCTTCGTCCAGCCCATCGGCTGAAATTTCATGCGACTTTAGCCAAGCGGTAAAATCCATCGTTTTCTCCTTTTTAATGAGATGTAAACTTGCGGCAACTTTCATCGAGGTCTCAGAATCTGCGCCAACAGGCACGACCGAGACCTCACGTAATTTTGAAGCGGTAACATGGTAGAGCGGGCCATCATGCGTTGAGTCGTTCGCCTTTACTGACTCGCCATCTTCAACAAATGTTTCTTTGACAACGGCAGCGCCGATTGATAACTGCCAATCCAGCCCCGCCTTCGCCTGAACGATTATTTCCTTGGCTGCGTCGTTCGTTGCGATAATTTCGCCGTCTATTTGGACTTCGTTACCATTGATGGACACGGCGACAACGCCTACACGTGAACCTGTCTTATTTTCATGGTTCGCCAGCAGCGGGATATTGTCCGGGATCTTCATCCCGGAAAGTTCGACGACGACCGGCGCTCCCCACCCGAGATCGAGCTGACCCCCGGCATATGCGATCCCGGACACCTTCGCCTTCTCGACATCTGCGGCAGTCACCGTTGTTGGTGACAGGAAAACCATTTTATGCTGCTGCGGCATCTTGCTCATCCTCCTCTTCTTCTTCATCAATTTCGTTGGCCTGTGAAACATCTTCAAGCGTAATACCGAGCTCTTCCATCTTCTCCTTTTCCCTGGCTATCTGTTCAAATTCGTCTTCCCAATCCTTACCTTGCTTAGCAAACTCTGAAGCATGGGTAGTAGTCAGGTTGTGCAGTCTAACATTTGTAGCATCAGCCTCCTTCTTCGGATCAACGTGCAGGAGACCATCCCAGAACCATTCGTGTTGCGGCACGGCGCCAACGTCCCTGAATGCGCCACGGGAAAGCTGAAACTGGCGCAGCCACAGAGAGAGAATTCTATCCAAGACTTCCCGTTCAATCTGGCAGCGGTCAACTTCGAGCGACCGGAAAAACGACTGATGATCAAGTCGGCCAGACGAATAGTTCAGGCCTTCGGACGAACCGAGAGCGATTGATTTTGGGATTTGCAGACACCGTGCAACCTCGCCCAGGATTTCATTTTTGAACTCTGAATAGGTTGTGGTGGGCTGCTCGGCGTCCACCTGTCCCAATTTCCAGCCAGCCGGCATCGTCGTCATCATATTTCGAGTCAGTTCGATCTCATCCAACGGATCGGGTGCGACGCTTTCATCGTTAGCGTCGGCGTCCGATTGCAACACGAGGGCAAAATTGGCCGCAGACTCAGCAGCGGAAAGCACGGCGAGCGTGAAGCGTCGCAACTGAGCGAACAGCGGTAGTGCCGGCGTAATTTCTGGGATGCCACGATGCTGGCCAGCCCTGTTGACACGATAGTAATGCATCATCACATCGGCTGGAACCTTATCGAACTCCGTATTGGCCTGAAAATCGTTGCCACCAGGATGCTGTTTGAGCACCGTGTAAAACAGTGGGTTGCCATATTCGTCAAAATGGATGCCATCGACGTCGCCGGCAGTATGCGGATCGAATGCGGGATCTGTGACCTGATCTGCTTCGACCGCACGGAGATCCATTTTTACGGGGCCGTCCAGTTTCGGATTGTCTATTGGCCAGCCAAACCATTCGCCATCGCCGGCACGGGCCATTCGCATGGTTCGCAGGTGTTCGGCCAGCCCGATCTCAAGCGACCAGGCTGCCCAGGCGTCTTCGATCTGTTTGTTGGTGTTCTTGCGGTTAGACCGCATCTGGAGCTTCGGCCCAGTGCCGACAGTGATGTCGGCCAGGGTCGTAACCATGCCTCGAGCGTAGCTGTTGTTCTCAATCTCGTATCGAGCACGAGACCGAAGAATCTTCCGCACGGATTTAGAGGCTGCCGCATCAGCGGAAAGATTATCCGCTTCCGCCCAATGATTCGAGTTGTTCGCCGTCGTCTGCGCCGCATCAAATTTAGCCGTAACCCTGCGGGGCGTCATGCCCCCCAGGGATACGCTTTTCCTGGCATTCCCATGTCCAAGAAACTTTTTGAGGAAGCCCATCATTAGACGGCACTCCCCGCTTTTAATTTGTTAAACCGCATGCCACGATGCGAGGTCTTATCAACACCCTCCTTTGAGTTCAGATATTGGTCTGCCTCTATCTGATCTTTGAGCGAATGCTGCTGCACTTCGCCGGCATCGCCCTTGACTGTAGCCGGCTGCGCTGCGGTCGTTTCGATATCGATCTTGGTTGCCATGCTCGCATATTGCAGATATGCGAAAGCATTTCAACCTTTTTCAGCCCATCTGTGCAAAGTCGTTACACATATGTAACTTTTCGACGTTTTTTAAGCATTTTTTATAGTTATTAGCCATCGCCAGAGCCAGAGCCATCGCCATAGCCATAGCCAGAGCCATCGCCAGAGCCAGAGCCAGAGCCAGAGCCATCGCCATAGCCATAGCCAGAGCCATCGCCAGAGCCATCGCCATCGCCATCGCCAGAGCCATCGCCAGAGCCATAGCCATCGCCATCGCCAGCGCCAGCGCCATAGCCATCGCCAGAGCCATAGCCGATTAGTGCTGCGTCCATTCTTTTACCCCCATAATTGATTCCTGAGCAATCCTTGTGCAGGCGAGAACTTCAATCACTTCCGTCAAAATAACTTCAGCAACAGCGCACGGAAATTTACACGCATCAGGATCCGAAGTTCCCTTTGTGGCCATTTCGGAAAGCGACGCCGCTCCTGCCCAAAACCAGAGCCTGCGTGCGTTTTTCATGGTGCATTCTTTTCCATCTCTGCTGACAATTTCGCCAGCAAAAACACCGGCAGAATATGTGCGAACAATTGAGTAATTCTCGCACAACTCAGCGTCGGTAACAGGGGCATATTTGACCCCATTTATTTCAATCTCTTTCATGATAGCTCCTCGTAACGGTGTAAAAAACCCTGCAAAGGCGCAGGCCCTCAGCCCACACGTGTAAACGTTGGGCCTTCGGGTTTGAGCCTTTCATTCGTCCTGGAGGGTGGCTGCTTTTTCCGACCAGCCGAACTTCGCAGCCAGCGCCCATTGGCCCTGCTCCGATTCTGAAGCAATGTCAAAACAGTCAGTGCAGATCCGCCGAATTGAGTAAGTCGATTCATCACGAACGCAAACTTTGACAGTCTCGTCCGTTTTCTTTTTGCAGCGAATGCAAGTGGTAACCATTTCGTCTCCTCCTGTAGCGGTGTAAAAAACCCTGCACGGCGCAGGCCCCTGAGCCCTAAGGCTCAAGGGTGTGCGTCGGGCCTTAGTCGCCAACGAAGGGGGTTTCATTCTGATCGGCTATTTCACAAGCGATGTCTACGGCCTGCTGAACGGTCTCAAACCCCGGCAAATCCATAACAGAGCAACAGCCCTTTTCGTTGGCTATTGTTGTCCACAGGATGTCTATATAGTCTCCTTGATGGATGACGGTAATTCCCGTAACTGTTTTTCCGCAAGTGCAAGTAATCATGTCTGCTCTCCTTGTAGCGGTGTGAGAAAGTGTTTCTTTCGTTTCCATGTGCAGAAGTATATAGACCCCTATTTATTTTGCAACAATTAAAATACTTTTTTATTGTTCATGCTCGATGGTCGTCTTGAGTGTTCCGCAGTGCCGGCACCGTCTACGTCTGCGGATCGTGCCTTTGCTCAGGGCTCGTGTCCATACGACTCGCAGATCCCGGCAGCCACAAGTGCGGCATTCAAGACCCTTGGGCGGTGTTGGTGGTTTTTTAGCCGCCATACTTTTTGCGCTGGATGTCGCTGAGCTTAATCCGTTCACGATTCGGCCCGGTCTTCCGTGCGCCCGGTAACGCTGCGCCCTGGATACTCGCACCGACAGCACAGCCCACGAGGCAATCAAAGAAGTGGTTATCCTGCCTG